TTCTCCCCAAGAACTCTACACAATCTTCCATAGATGTATGGAATATCATAAAGATCACAATTCCATCCTGTGACCACTTCTGGTGAATTATTTTCCCACCAAAAAATAAACTTGTCCAAAAGATCAGACTCACCACGACACTCATAGTAAGTCACATTTTTTTGTTTATTTGAGAATGAATTTACTCCCCAAGTAATAATTTCTTTGGTTGTATAATCTTGAACAGAGATTGTTAAAAGTTCTTCAGAACAACTCTTAACATCAGGAAAACCATTTTCAGATGCAACCTCAATGTCAATTGTAATTAATTTAATTTTAGAAATATCAAATTTAATTTCTTGAGGGTAATTGTCTGAAATATATTGATTGATATATCTTGTATTACCATACACTTGAAAATTATCTATATTTTCATACTTATTAATAAATTCTCTTGTTTCACGAATAGTTCCTGGTTTGATTTCCTCTACAAAATTACCCTCAAGAGTTTTAAATTTTGTCTTTTTGTTTGTCTGAACATAAAGAGTTGGATAAAATTCCTCCCTATTTTTATAATGTTTCCCATTAGAAAATCCTCTGGAAAGTATTTCATTCCCAACAAGAACAACATTCGTGTAAAAGTTCATTTAATAGTATTCAAGTAAATTTCAATTTGATCTGGTTTTGGATCTACAATAGTAAAGATTGAATCTGAATGAATTTTAATTTCTCTCTGATCAGTGAAGCAAGGCCACCTTTTCATAGTGTAATTGGATGAATCAGAAACAAACATTTGAACTGGATTGACCAACTTACAATCTGGTTCTCCAATGTCTGCTCCTTCAACTTCATGAACTTCAGAAACTAAAATAGAATCATTCTTTAGAATCAGAATTTTCAGATTTTGCATTTAAATTCTCCAGATAGGAATTAACAACTTCATCAATTGGATCAACAATAGTAACTACCCAATCTGATGGAATTCTAATGGTTTTTGTTTTTGAGAGAGGGGCATAAGGATAGAATGTAAGTCTATTTTCATCTAACCTAGTAACATAAGGATTTGTAATTTCATACCACTTTCCAAGGACATCTTCACTGGTTACATCAGCAATGACATCTTCATAAGACTTAAGAATCAAAAGTTTAATGGACATAGTTTTCTAAAGTGAGTGTTTTGTCTTGTAATTTTAAGATATGGTCTGCAAGTTTATCTATGTATCCTTTATTTCTGAGTTCTTTGAAAACTAAATTTTCAAAAGAAAATTCTCCTCCTTTATCTAAACCTGCATTTCTCATATCTCTAAGTTTAGATAGAAGACTTTCTAGTACATCTTCATTTGTAGCACTAGATATTGCCCTATCTATTTTTCTCATCATATCATGAACTTTGGATTTTAACAAGTCCCTATCCAAATCTCCAGTAAATTTTCCAGGAATCATCAACCATTTTTTATATTTTATAGAATATACACCTTGGTTTTTTCTACGCTTCTTGCCAATATCTTCTACATATGGCTCTATATCATGACCATAAATTTTAGCTTTATGCGTCAATTTCCAAAGTTGCTTCTTATCCTCATACACATCAGACATTAAATCTGGACACTCAGTTGCTTTCTCTACATCAACTACAATGTGCAGATCTAAATCTGAATATCTAGTATAATTATATCCAGCATTTCCTCCCAGTAGTAACACATCTTCTACATTACTTTTCTTAAGACCTACAAAATCTATCCAGGCATCAGCAACTTTCAGAAGATGATTCTGAACTTCTGGCTTCAATTTGTCCTTAACCCAAAATTTGGGATTTAATTCTGTATTAACTTTAAAAGATAATTGCTCTTCAATAAATTGTCTATACCTTTTCATTAATCACTTTTTATAGGTATTTATAAAAAAGGGGGAAGAGGATGGTCTTAGTCATCCTTTCCCCTGCGCCGACGATATTCAATACTATTTAGAACCAAACTTTTTTCTTCTGGTGTTCTGGAACAATTTTACAAAGTTTAACTGTAAGAAGACCATCTTCAAAAGTCACATCTTTTACCTCCACATCATCTGATATTGTCCAAGTTCTAGTAAATGCTCTATTAGCAAGACCATGATGAACATATTGTTTATCTGAATTAGATTCTCTCTGCCCCTCTATAAAGAGTTTATTATTTTCAGTATAAACAGCAATCTCTTTTTTCTTAAACCCTGCAAGAGCAACTTCCAATCTAAACTCAGTAGCACTCTCTTTAATTACATTATAAGGTGGATAGTTAGTATCTGTTTGATGAAGTGCTCCAAATCTATGGAACCATTCATCCATACCAATAGAATATTTGTCAATATCATTTAAAAACTTTTCAATATTTCCTGCGTTGTATTTTGATAGTGTGTACATAATAGACCTCTTTAAGCATCTGTGTTGATGGACCCCTAAGGCATCCATCACTAATTATAACAGGTACAATAAAAAAGGAGGTGTTGAACCCCCTACAATATTATTCAGTTTCCTCTACCTTTTTTTTCTTAGATCCAATATTATATTTTGTCTCAAGAATCCAATCATCTTTATCTTTATAAGAAAGAACTTTAATTTGATTTAGAGGAGCAATGTCTTGTATTTTAGATGCATCAACAATACCAATCAATCCCCAATCCGCAAGAAGTTGAATTATTCTATTACGTCTTTGTAGATCATTGATAGTAATATTTGCATGTTTGCCATCAAGTGCAAAAAGTTCTTTAAAATGCACCAAATAATATCTGCCTTGCTTATGCAGTATATGACAAGATTGATATAACTTTTTCTCCTTTCTTGAAGCTACACCAATTCTAGTAAGAGTTTCACGAACCTTCAAAAAATCATCAGGTTCATTGAGAATAACTTCTACCATATAATTTGGTGTCCATCTCACTTCAGGTTCATTAACAACACTCATTTTACTCCTCCAGTTTCAAGTTTAGACTTAATAATTTTTAATTGATCTTCTGTAAGAATTTTTAAAGCTTGTTTTGCCTTTTCATTACTATATTCATAATAAGATTTGACTACTTCAAGATCTTTAATTTTTTCTTGTTTAACCCAAGGAGAATATCTTTTCCTTGTTCTGAGACTATTTATAAAAAAATCATATTGTAATTTTTTATCCAATGAATGATACTTATTCATTTCATTAGCATACATCAAAGTATCAATAGTTCCAGAAAGACATCTATTAATAATATAAGGAGGATAATCTTTTTTAGAATCAGGATTTTCGTCCATAATATTAATCTTAGATTGATTAATTGACTTTAACCAATCATTCAATTCAAGTTTCATAATTAATTAAAACTAATTCTTTTCGTTCATGTTGATTTTTCATATAATCACCAACAGATCTCATTGTATAAGTATGTGCAAACTCAATTGCCTTCCAAGATTTAAATCTTTCTCTGACTAATTGATTTGAATTATAACTGACCATCATATCCATATTAATATTACTATCACAGTCGATAGCAAAATTATCATGATCAAATCCTTTGTGCATTGATCCTCTGTTCCCATAGAGATTATCCTTAATATCATAAGGAGGATCAAGATACATAAAAGAACCTTTGTCTCCATCCATCAAATGATCATAGGAGTAATTAGTTATACGCCAGTTCTTTATTAATTTAGAATATTCAGGAAGTTTTTCAATCCCCCTAAAACTAAAATTATTTTCTGATGCCTGAGCAGAAAATGATGAGCTTTCAGTGAGACCAGAAAAAGAACATTTGTTAACTATGTAAAATGCTGCAGCACGATATAATGCAGGTTGTTCTTTTTCATTCATATCTTCCTTACATTCAAGAAAAAGTTCTTTTGCAAGATTAGGAGTATGATGAACCATTCTCTTATCAAGAATCATCTCTTTAAGATCAATCCCAAACATTTGAAGTTGCTGCCAAAAGTTTACCAATGGTTCATAAAGATCATTTACCCAAATTGAAATATTTGGATATCTTTTAGTGACTTCAAGTGAGACTGAACCACCACCAAGAAATGGATCACGAAATTCATCATAGTTTTTCAAGTCTGGTAAATATTGAAACAGTTTTGGAACTGCCCTAGACTTCCCTCCAGGCCAACGTAGAGGAGTTTTAAGATCTTTCATTTAAATGAGCACTCAACCATAATTTCAGTAAGAGCAGCAAGGAGATTAATCTCTTGGTCTGCCACAAAAGCAGATTGATATTGATACTTTGCCACTATCAAAACTGCTGCAGCAATACTAGGTCCATCAAGATGTTCATACAAAGCATCATAGACTTTTCTCAAAACAATGCCAGCATCATTATCAAGATTAGCAACAACCCACTTTCTGACTTCAGCAAATTTCTTTTCCTTAAGATTTTTGATGAGTTCATTTACAGAAACATCAGAGAAAGTTGCAAGAATTCCAGAATCAATTTGACCTCCAGCAGAATATTTTTGACATTCATTAAGAACTCTTCTCCAATCTGGAAAATGTTTATTAATAACCTCTACTAAAACTTTTTGATTGTACTCAACACCTTCTGCTTGCAAAATTTCTTGAAGGCGTGAAAAGAACCCAGCAGCAAGTTTTGCCTTTTCCTTTCCTTTGATGGAGAATTCAATAACTGCACATCTGGAATGAAGAGGTTCGATGATTTTGTTTTTGTAGTTGCAGGTAAAGATGAACCTGCAGTTTTTATAGAATGTCTCAATGTTAGCCCTAAGAAGGAGTTGTACATCTGAGGTTGTGTTATCAGCCTCATCAATAATGATGACTTTGTGGTTTGCAGTTGAAGAAAGTGAGACGGTCGAAGCAAAGTTTTTTGCTTGGTTCCGTACCGTGTCCAAAAATCTTCCTTCATCAGATCCATTGATGACATAATAATCTGCTCCTAGTTCATGACACAATGCCTTTGCTACTGTTGTCTTTCCACATCCAGCAGGACCAGCAAGGAGGAGATTAGGAACCTCTCCTTGCTCAATAAAATCTTTGAATGTTTTTTTAATATTTTCAGGCAAAATACAATCTTCAATTGTCTTAGGGCGATATTTTTCTACCCAAAGAAACTGTTCCCTCATAATAAAATATCCCCAAATAAATTAATCAACTAAAAGTGGAATCTGGTTCCAATGCAATAAAATATGTCAGATTATACTTTGAATTTACAAATTTAGAAGATTGTCTTTGTGAAACAATCACATCATAAGATCCTGGAATAATTTTAATATTTTCAACTTTGAAGTTGAAAACAAATTCCGAATTAGTCTCTCCAACCACAATTGAGTATTCATTTGAAGTATCATTATTCTTATCTCTTACCACAAGACGAATGACTCCACCCTCACCAACAGCAGAAAGATCTGGAAGTTTGTATACTGCAGATGCTTTAATTAGTTTATCCAATTGAGAATGCTCTAATTGAAAGCAAACATCTTCAGATGGAAGATTGACTTCCTTATCTGGAGGAGTAAAAATTACTTCTGGATCTGCATAGAAATATTTCACTCTACGCTTTCCTTCTTT